ACAGACAGACGTACTAGCGGTTCACAAAGAAACTACAGGCACAGTAGTGTCGGGACGTAATAGAGTTAAGGGTTTGATTGTTACGCCCGGTGGTACTGCGGGAGACATTATTCTTAGAGATGGGGGTGCTTCTGGCACGACTCGTCTTCAATTTAATTTGTCTACCAACCAATCTGCATTTTCTTTTACAGTGCCGGGTGAGGGAGTGTTGTATCTAACTGATATACATGTAACTTTACCAACAGCTTCAAAAATTACGGTGTTCTATGGCTAAGAAAACCCCATCCCTTGCAGTAGGCCGTGGCGAGAAGCTACCGGTCTCCAAGGGGGCGGGCTTGACTGCCAAGGGTCGCGCTAAATATAACGCAGCAACAGGCAGTAATCTAAAAGCTCCCCAGCCCCAAGGCGGCAAGCGCAAGAATTCATTTTGTGCGCGGATGTCTGGTATGCCGGGGCCAATGAAAGATGAAAAAGGTAAGCCTACCCGCAAGGCGGCTTCCTTAGCTAGATGGAAATGCTGATATGACCGACCAACATGAAACAGTTAAACACGTAGTCGATGCTCTGTCAGTGATTACTGTAATAGGCACGCTAGTTGATATGCTACCCTCAATCGCAGCAATATTTACCATTATCTGGACAGGCATTCGCATCTGGGAAACTGATACCGTACAACGGTGGTGGAAAAAAGATGCCGAGTAGCAGCGCCAAACAACACAAATTCATGGAAGCGGTGGCTCACTCGCCATCGTTTGCCAAGAAGGTAGGAGTTCCACAGTCCGTGGGCAAAGATTTTTCAACTGCGGACAAGGGCCGCAAATTCTCTAAAGGTGGTGATACTATGGCTTCCAAAATGAACGCTGGTTTTATGGCAATGATGGCTAAAAAGAAGGGCGCACAAGAAGGCTCTAAAGCTGATATGGCCTCTGACAAAAAGCAAATGATGGGTATGAAAAAAGGCGGCGGCGTTAAGAAGATGGCCGGCGGTGGTCTAGCTGCTGGTCATAAAAGCGCCGATGGTATTGCTTCTAAAGGCAAGACCAAAGGTAAAATGATTAAAATGAACATGGGCGGAAAAGCCTGCTAAGGAGTAAATGATGGCACGCCCCAGCAAACAAGAAATTGAAAATATGCGTAGAGATGCGGCAGCAGCTAAAGCAGAAAAGCCGTATATGGAATCTTTAACTTCAACAGAAGAAGCTCCTCCATCTGCGGGTGCGGGTCGTGGTTTTGTAAATCCACCCGTAAAGAAAATGGCCAAAGGTGGATCTGCTTCTTCGCGTGCCGATGGTATTGCCAAAAAAGGCAAAACCCGTGGCAAGATTTGCTAGGAGCTTAGCATGATGGCCAGCCGAGGGATGGGTGATATATCCCCATCCAAAATGCCTAAGGGTGTGCGAAAAGCCCGCCGAGATAACACTGACTTTACAGAATATGCTAAAGGTGGTGAAGTCTGGGATAAAGCACGCCCCAAAAAGTTAGGCCCATCTAAGCCACTAAGCTCAAGTAAAAAAGCCAAGGCTAAAGCTTCCGCCAAAGCTGCTGGTCGCCCATATCCAAACTTAATTGACAATATGAAGGCCGCGTAATGTCTACTACCGGTACCACAGCCTTTAATCTAGAGTTTACGGAACTTGCTGAAGAGGCTTGGGAGCGGGCTGGGCGCGAGATGCGTTCTGGCTATGATTTGCGTACAGCGCGTAGATCACTTAACTTGATGACCATTGAGTGGGCTAATCGCGGCCTAAACATGTGGACAATTGAGACTGGCACCATTACCCTAACGCAAGGCCTTAACACCTACGCTTTGCCCACTGATACGATTGATCTACTGGATCATGTGATTCGGACGCAGCCAAACGTAGCGTCAACCCAGGCCGACTTGAGCATCACCAGGATTAGCGTATCAACGTATGCAACTATCCCGAACAAGCTGACTCAAGGCCGGCCAATTCAAGTATGGATTCAGCGTTTGTCTGGTGAAGTTGGCCCTACCTCTGCCACTTTAAATGGCGCTATTACAGCTACGACTGATTCCATTACCCTAAGTACCGTTGTTGGCCTGGCTGGATCTGGTTACATCCGCGTGGATAGTGAAGATATCTATTACACCTACATATCTGGAAATACCCTGGGCGGTGTTTTCCGTGGCCAAAACAACACAACCGCAGCTGCTCACACAACTTTAACAGCTGTTAAAGTTCCCCAGCTACCTGCTGTTACAGTTTGGCCAACACCTGATGGCTCACAGACTTACCAATTTGTCTACTACAGACTACGCCGCGTTCAAGATGCTGGCAAAGGTGTAGAAACAGCAGATATGAATTTTAGGTTTTTGCCCGCTGTTACAGCTGGATTGGCTTACTATATTGCCATGAAAGTACCCGAGTTAATGGGCCGGCTAGAAATGCTTAAAGCTGTTTATGAAGAACAGTACAAGCTTGCTGCTGGTGAAGACCATGAAAAAGCCACATTGCGTTTAGTGCCACGTATGTCATATATTGGTGGAGGTGGCATGTAATGACTTCACCATACGCATCTGGCAAATATTCAATTGCCCAATGTGATCGGTGTGGCCAGCGTTATAAATTAAAGCAATTGAAAATTGAAGTCATTAAGACTAAACTCTATCAATTGAAAGTTTGTGAGGAATGTTGGGACCCTGATCAACCGCAGTTACAGTTGGGGATGTATCCGGTTAATGATCCCCAGGCTGTATACCAACCTCGCCCGGACACAACTTATGTTGCGGCTGGATTGAATGGATTACAGTTAACAAATGGGGCTCAAGGAACACCAACTGGAGGATCTAGGGATATCCAGTGGGGTTGGTTCCCAGTAGGTGGGGCAAGTGGGTTTGATGCAGTTTTAACGCCTAATTACTTGGTTGGAACTACAAGTGTTGGCACAGTAACGATTTCATAGGAGTTTATGATGGCTAAAGAAAAAATGGATATGGCGCAAGACAAGGCCATGATCAAGAAGGCGTTCAAACAGCATGATGCTCAAGAACATAAAGGCGGGAAAGGCACTACTCTTAAGTTAAAAAAGGGTGGTCCTACTAGCATGGACCGTAAAAAATACGGTAAAAACATGTCCCGCGCTATGAATCAAAAGGGGTAATTTATGGCTTATTCCATGAAAAAGGGCGGCAAAGAAGTTGGCCCAGCTAGTGTTTACGCAAAGCCCCACACCATGTCTGGAGCGCCTGCTGAATTTACCAGCGTTACTCCTCCTAACATGAGTAATCCTGATACGCTTGACATGACGTTGAATGGATTTAGCAATAAGCGTCCATCTTCTGCTAAAACTGATGGTATCAAAATTCGTGGCACTGGCTGCGCTACCAAGGGCGTGATGGCACGGGGTCCAATGGCATGAACTACTCTGAGCTTTCGGCGGCGATACAAACGTATACGGAAAATAACTTTCCGACGATTACCCTTGCGGACTCGTCTACTGTATCTTCGACGGCTCAGATTAACCGCTTCATTGAGCAGGCGGAACAGCGAATCTATAACTCGGTGCAGTTTCCCTCGTTGCGTAAGAACGTGACCGGGACAATCACATCAAGCAATAAGTACCTGTCTTGCCCAGAGGACTTCTTGGCCCCATACTCATTAGCCATATATCCATATGGTGGAGGAGACTTCACATTCTTACTAAACAAAGATGTGAATTTTATGCGTGAGGCGTACCCTGGTCCAACAAGTACAGGAACGCCAAAATACTACGCATTGTTTGGGCCTACTGTTTCTAGCGGAACTATATCCAATGAGTTGAGTTTTATCCTCGGCCCAACCCCGGATGCAACATATTCCGCAGAGCTTCATTACTATTACTACCCAGAATCCATTACCACCGCCGGCACTACATGGCTTGGTGATAACTTTGATACAGCCTTACTGTATGGGTGTTTGGTAGAGGCCTATACCTTTATGAAGGGTGAGACGGATTTAGTTGCACTCTACAAGCAAAAATATGTTGAAGCAATTGCATTGGCCAAACGCCTGGGCGATGGAATGGAGCGCCAGGATGCATATCGCAGCGGTCAACTTAGGGTTGAGGTTAGCTAATGACTATTCTTCAAACCCAGACCACCAGCTTTAAAAAAGAGTTGTACCAGGCTGTCCACAATCTATCCACGGATACGATCTACATAGCCCTGTACACAGGTAATGCAAACTTAAACGAAGACACAACCGTTTACAGCGTAACCAATGAGGTTTCTGGTGCAGGCTACACGGCAGGCGGTAAAGCCTTGACTGGGGTTCAGATCAGTTCATCTGGCTATGTGGCCTATGTGAACTGGAGCAACGTGTCTTGGACAGCGGCTTTGACCGCCCGGTGCGCTTTGATTTACAACGTCACGCAGGGTAACAAGTCGATTGCAGTGTTGGACTTTGGGTCTGACAAAACATCGACCACCACGTTTACAATCACTATGCCAGCAAACACTTCAACTACTGCGCTTATCAGGAGTTCAAATTGATCGTTACTACTACCAAAGGCGACATGGATGATTCCCTGCTTGAGAAGCGGGAAGGTACAGTCGATAACGAAAACGAGCTAACCACATGGGTTGAGTACTGGCTGGATGAAGAGTTGGTTCACCGATCAGTGCATGTTACGTTGAAAAAAGTGCCTACCTTTGCCGGTGGCGATACCGCATCTTTTTAAGGAAATATTATGGCTAATACTCAATCAATGGCTACTTCGTTCCTTAGTGAACTGATGCTAGGCCAACACCAACTTGGCGCTTCTACTATTGTTTCCCGTGGCAGCTTGACCACTCCTACTACGGACACCTTGAAAGCGGCATTGTTCCTCGCTTCGGCTACGATTAACGCTGCTACTACGGCGTATTCAACTACCGGTGAAGTTTCTGGTGCGGGCTATACGGCTGGCGGTATAACGGTCACGAATGCTACGGCTCCGACATCTACAAACTCGTCTGCAACGGCTGGCGTGGGTTACTGGACTCCCTCTGCATCTTTTGTATACACATCGGTTACATTGGCTACGGCGTTTGATTGCGTGTTGTTGTATAACTCAACGCAGAGTAATAAGGCAATCAGTGTCCACACGTTTGGTTCGCAGACAATCACTGCTGGAACATTTACGTTGACCATGCCGTCCAACACCACTACGACTGCTTTGTTGCGTTTGGCAACAACCTAATAGCGGGGCGGCGTAAAGCCGTAGGCCATGTTTGGTATAACCCCTTTTGCTGGAGCGCCTTTTGGCGCTACTGGCGATACCGCCATAGTCCCAACTCTGGGTACGTGGGGATACGGCACTTGGGGTTCTGACCCTTGGGGCGGCTCTACTGGAACTGTAGTTGCCTTAACAGGGGTAGAGGCATCTGGTTTAGTTGGCGCATTAATCTCAAGCACCGATCAAGCCGAGGATGGGGATGTTGCAACAGGTAGTGTAGGAACTGTCGGGGTCAGTGTTAGTAAAGCTATCACTGGAGTTTCTGCGGCTGGTGCGGTTGGTACAGTCTCTGATAAGGGGATTAGTATTGGCATCACGGGAGTTGCTGCGGATGGTGCGGCAGGGACTCTTACTAGCAGCCGGACAGTTGACCTTACAGGCACTACTGCAAGCGGTTTACTCGGCGCGTTTGCTTTAAGTAATACTAACGCCGTAACAGGTGTTTTTGCGGATGGCGCGGTTGGTACGGTTTCTGACAAAGGAATTAGTATTGGCATTACCGGGAATGCCGCAACTGGAGCGACTGGAACTGTAACTCAGAGCGTACAGGTTGCACTTTCAGGCGTTCAGGCGGCAGGAGAAGTTGGGTATTTGTCTGTACCACTTAGACCGCTTACTGCGGAAGGTAATGTAGGTTCTGTTGAATTTGGGTTTGGTTTTGATCTGACCAGTACGGCAGCGCAAGCCTCTGTTGGCAGCGTGAGTTTAGGCAACAGGACATTGGCCCTAACCGGCGTTTCTGCGGCTGGCTCTGTTGGAACATTAATTCCTGTGTATTGGAGCCTGATTGATAACAGCGAAACCGCAAACTGGATTGATATTAATAGCACACAAACACCCGGCTGGTCTACAATTGAAGATAGTCAGACCGCAGGATGGGTGTTGATTAACAGCGCAACATAGAGGTTTAAATGGCACTTGTCTTAGCTGATCGGGTTCAAGAGACTACCGCAACGACGGGTACAGGCACTGTTACGCTTGCCGGAGCAACAACGGGCTATCAGACTTTTGCTGCCGTTGGGGATGGCAACTCCACCTACTACACCATTGCGGGAGGTACAGAGTGGGAGGTTGGCATTGGGACGTATACAGCGTCCGGCACAACGTTATCCCGAACCACCGTAATTTCTTCTAGTAATGCGGGGTCGTTAGTAAATTTCTCCGCAGGCACAAAGAATGTATTTGTAACCTACCCATCCGCAAGAGCAGTTCCTTTTAACCGGGCGATTGTTATGTCGCTTGTTTTTGGATATTAATTATGGCAAACCCCAATCTTATTAACACAAGCTCTATTTACGGAAGTACAAACTATCTAATCCCTAGCACAACATCTGCTACGGTTTGGACTGCACTTACGCCTGCTGCTGGCACGGTCAATAAAGTTAACAACATTGTTGCGTCAAATGTAACGGCTGCCGTCGCTACAGTAACCGTTGCAATTAACAGCGCAGCGGCTGGTGCTGGTACAAACTACCGCCTAATCTATCAAGTTCCTGTTCCAGTAAACGCTTCTATCGTGATCGTGGACAAAAGCACGGCGTTCTATTTGGGTGAAGCGCAGTCTATTGTGGTGACTGTTGGAACTGCAAGCGCGATTGAGTTAACGTCATCGTTTGAAGCAATTACTTAATGTCTACGCAATACAAGGGGTCTGTTCTTTCATCGACAGAACAGCCTACATCAACTTCTAGCGCCAGTGGAATCTGGACTACTAGTGATGTAATGCAGGCGCAAAAAGCGTCTGCATGGGTTACTTCAAGTTTTCCAATTGAATTTTTGTTAATTGCTGGCGGTGGTTCTGGAGGCTATCAATATAGTGGCGGCGGCGGTGCTGGAGGTGTGGTTTCATCTACATCGTTAACTATTGCCCCTGCTACAAATTACACAGTAACAATTGGGGCCGGTGGAACATCAGCATCATCTAATACAACTGCTGCAAATGGAAACGGCAACAATTCTGTATTTTCAGCATCAGGCTCCAGCCCCGCAATAGCTGGCGGCGGTGGGGGTATTGATCTTAGTAAAGCTGGTGCAAATGGCGGCTCTGGCGGCGGTGCTGCTTATTTAAGCGGATTTGCTGGTGGAACTGGAACAGCAGGCCAAGGTAGGAATGGTGGCGCTGGAGATTCAAACAGCAACTTTGGCGGTGGTGGTGGTGGTCAAGGCGGTGTTGGTGCAGGCGGCACAAGCTCTACGGGTATTGGTGGCGTAGGGCTGTTAAGCACTATTACCACAGCGTTTGCTGGGACTGCGAACACAAGCACCAGCACAAGCATAAATATCACTGCCGTTTCTGCTGGTGTTATAGGTATCGGAACGCAAATAACGGGATCAGGTGTTCCTTCAGGCACTGTAGTTGTTGCTTTGGGTACAGGTACAGGCGGCACTGGTACTTACACCATGAACAAGGCCACCACTACTACTTTAACTGGAACCGCAATCACAAGTACGGGTGTTTATTACGCTGGCGGAGGTGGTGGTTGGACTCGAAACACAGGTACAACCGTTGGCGGTTTAGGTGGTGGAGGTGGTGGAGTAACTGGCACTAACACAAGTGCAGGCGGCGTTAACCAAGGTGGCGGTGGTGGTGGCGGTGGCGCACTTGCAGTAGGCGGCACTGGTGGCTCTGGGATATTAGTTATTGCCTACCCCAACACATACGCTAATCTTTCTTCTGTAGCCGCAGGGCTGACTTGTAACGGCAGCGCAGGCAATACCACGCCAAACACAACGTATCGCACGGGTTACAAGGTTTACAGATTCACTGCCGGTACTGGCGCTATTTCTTGGTAAACAAAAATGGCTACTAGATACCGAGGCTCCATTCTTTCGTCCACGGCGCAACCGACATCAACGTCTAGCGCTAAAGGAGTTTGGAAAATTGCTACTGTTTTGCAAGCGTTAAAAGCAGGAACATGGCCCCTTTTAAGTTTTCCAATTGAGTATTTGGTTCTTGCTGGTGGCGGTGCTGGTACTTGCGGAAACTCAGGAAATATTGGTAACGGTGGTGGCGGCGCAGGCGGTATATTAAATTCCACTGAAAATTTAAGTCCGGGCACAGCCTATACATTTACGGTTGGCGCAGGAGCAACAGGAACAGCGGCTGGTTATGGTAATGTTGCTTCTAACGGTTCTAATTCAGTAATTTCTGGTACGGGGATTACTACGATAACTGCATTAGGTGGTGGTAGCGCAAAAGCCTATCAGCCAACAGCAGCAGCATCAAACTCTGGCGGTTGCGGTAGTGGGGGTACATACAACAATATTTCTCCGGGAACTGGAGCTGCTGGCCCACCAAGGCAAGGCTATGACGGCGCTGCGGGTATAAATTCTGGAAATTACACTGGTGGTGGTGGTGGTGGCACAGGCGCTAATGGTGTTGCTGGCGCTTCTGGTGGCACTGGTGGTGCAGGCTCTTCTAAAACCATAATGGGGTCAGCAATAACGTATGGCGGTGGCGGAGGTGGTGGAGTTATAAGTGGCTCCCCCGGCGCTGGAGGTACTGGTGGTGGCGGTGCTGGCGGTCTTAATGTAGCTGGTGTAGCGGGAACAGCAAACCTTGGCGGTGGCGGGGGTGGTGCTGGTTACATTAATGCAACAGGAGCTAATGGCGGCTCTGGCGTAGTTATTATTGCTTATTTAAGCTCTTACCCTAATGCATCTGCTGCAAGTGCTGGCCTAACTATTAACGGCAGCGCGGGAAACATTACCCCTGATACCGCATCTAGGGCTGGATATAAGATATACAGAATTACTGCTGGCACTGGAACTATCACTTGGTAAACAACTATGGCACACTTTGCAGAACTTGACGAAAACAACGTGGTTACGCAAGTAATTGTGGGCGTTGACGAGCCTTTGGATGGCGAGGCCATTTACGCACAAACAACTGGTACGGTCTGGAAGAAGACCAGCTACAACACACAAGCTGGACAACATTTGCTAGGTGGTACGCCATTTCGCAAGAATTACGCAGGGATTGGGTACAGTTACGATCCAGACAGGGATGCGTTTATCCCACCACAGCCATACCTAAGCTGGACACTTGACGAACAGACATGCCAATGGCATCCTCCGATACAATACCCTAGTGATGACAAAAGTTACCAGTGGGATGAGCAAACTATTTCTTGGAAAGAAGTCCTATGACAGTCAATTACACAACTAATCTTGCCCTCGGGCAACCCGTCACCGGCACTGAGTCTGGTACATGGGGCGATGATGTAAACAACAGCATTACAGCCTACCTTGACATTGCCATTGCGGGTGGTCTGTCGATTGCCATTACTACGGCTGACGTTACCTTAGCCAATACGCAGGGTACAAGTTCAGCAACCAACATCGGCTCAACCACTGCACAATACGCCATCCTCAATATTACCGGTGCTAAAACAGCCGCCCGTAATTTAAATGTACCTGCATCTAGTAGGCATTACATCATTAACAACAGCGCCGCTACAGGCGGATTCTTACTAACAGTGCGCGGCGTAACTCCAACAACCGGAATTACCTTGGTTGACGGTGAAAAAGCAATTGTTGCTTGGAATGGAACCGACTACGTAAAAGTTGTTTCAACTGCTTTATCTAATTCAACTGGAGTTGGAACAGGAGTTGTCACTGCGCTTGGTGTAAATGTAGGCACAGCAGGATCGGTTGTTGTTAATGGCGGTGCGCTGGGTACTCCATCTTCAGGAACTTTGAGTAGCTGCACAACAGATGGCACAAACGGAGTGGGCTACATAAATGTCCCACAAAATGCGCAAACCGGCAGCTACACGCTGGTGGCGGGAGATGCAGGCAAACACATCTATCATGCTGCCGCTGCGGCGGTGGCTACTTACACAATCCCGGCTAATGCTTCTGTTGCTTACGCAATTGGCACTGCTGTGACATTCATCAACATGTCTACCAATGCAGTTACTATTGCCATCACAACAGACACGCTTTATCTAGGCGGCACAGGTACAACCGGTAGCCGCACCTTGGCGCAATATGGTGTCGCAACTTGTGTCAAGATGACCAGCACGACTTGGGTTATCACAGGTTCTGGGCTGACATAACATGGGCGCACCGCAACAATTACTCGTAGGCGCTGGCGGCGGCAGGCTTACCGCTACGGTAACTATTAGCGCCAGTACTCAAAACTACCTTGCAAACACGGCAAAAGTTTCTGGGTATGCCGCTGGCACTACAGATGTTACGTTTGTAATTAATTCTGCTGTTGTAGTTGGTTCCGCTTCGACAGGCTCCTATGCGTTTACAGTTGATACCTCTTGGGCTGCTGGTGATACCGTAACGGTAACCAACGCAGGCACAGTTATTGGTAGAGGTGGGGCTGGCGGAACTGGTTCAAATGGCCCCTCGCCGGGAGGTTCTGCTGGTAGTTCTGGTGGCCCAGCGGTATCAGTTTTAAGGACTACTACGTGGACTAATACAGGAACTTGCGGAGGCGGCGGAGGTGGTGGAGGTGGCGGCGGTTCATCAATTAGTAAACCTGATACTTATGGCGGAGGCGGAGGCGGCGGTGGTAGAGGGAATACTGGAGGAAGTGGCGGCAGTGGGGGTTCCGGCCCCGGCGTTATTACTGGTAATTCAGGCAATTCTGGAACAACTGCGGGGGGCGGAACTGGAGGTTATGGTGGAACTCCAGCGTCAACTTATTATGGCGGTACGGGTGGTGGCCTAGGTTCTGCTGGAAGTGCTGGAGCTACTACGCCTAATGGCGGTGCGGGGTCTCCGGGCGGCTCAGGAGGCGCTGCGGGCGCTTGTTTATCTGGTAAATCTTTTGTTAACGGTGGCGCGGGTATTACTGGCGGCACAACTGGTGGAGGTCAAACTTAATGGACTATCGTATTATTGCTGCCGATGCAGCTATCGGACAAATTCAAGTAACGTACAGTAACGCTGGTGAAGACATTGCTACCTATGCAATTGACGTACCTGTAGTTGATGGCGCGTTCCTAACTGGCGATGCGCTTGCAGAAGAAATTCAACGCCGCGCACCTGTATGGCTTTTGGAGCGCAAAACAGAAGTTGCTGCGGCTACTGGGTTTGACCAAATAAATGCATTAGTGCAAGCCCCGCCAACCGCTCCAACAAGCACAAGTCAAGGGTTTGTCCTTGGTCAGATCACCGTATGATAGCAACCAAATACACTGTTTTTGGATGGAATATCCATCAACAGATTCTTGCCGATGGGGAAGAAATTAAAAGTATTTGGCGCGATGACACGCCTGTTGAGCTATCTTCTAACTGGTTTTTTTGGATCAGGGGAGCTAGAACAGTAGTCAGTTACCCAGAAGGCTTTGATGATCCGTTCTTTATTGAACAACGCGGTCATTTTTGCAACAAGACTGTATTTACTGGTCACACATATAAGCGTGGCACTTATGTGTACAAGGCTGTTGGCGAAACAGAACTGTGGTGTTTTGACTACCTGCTAAACAACAACAGCGCCCCGGATATGCAGTTGCTTTTTATTCCGGCTGGTCAAAACTACGAGGCTACCGCCGGTCAGTTATTGTTTGTTGTATCTGGTGATACATCTGTAGGCGGCGCTCCACTGCCGGTGGGAGTCATATCGCAAAGCAAGACCATCAATGCAAACACAGATACCGCGCTAATATTGTTTTCTAGGAAAAACGATGCTGTATAAGCTGTTTGACTTTGTTATGCAGAAGCTAGGGCGCAAGTACGCCTTCGTAGATGTATTTGGTAATGTAGTGATGTACCGGTACTATGTGTTCTTCATGGAGAACAAGACGGCAAAAACATGGAAAGATAAATACTTGCCTAATATGTTTGTGCATAACTTTGTTGGCGAGGATAGCGGGCAGTGGATCGACAACGAGAACTTTCACACGCACCCTTGGAACAGCCTGAGCATAGTCATCAAAGGTGGATATACGGAAGAAGAAGACTACAACGGTGTAACCAAGCAAATCACAGCACCAGCTATTGTTCCGCGAAGCTGGAAAACGAGCCATAGGTTTGTGCAGATGACCCCAGATACTTGGACGCTGTGGTTCCACGGCATCCGCAAAAAACAGGGAAAGTGGGCGTTTGATATACGCACCCATGAAGTCGTATGTCCGGCATGCGTTAAATACAACAACGGCGTGTGCATGAACCAGACAGGGCTACAAGAATTTATTGACCCAAAACCTACTTCTTCGGATACTCAAAAGTGGCGGCAACCTGTGTGGATGAAATGCGATAGCGACCTTAACAATATTATTGCCGCAAGGAAGCAAGTTCTTACTAAAGCCAAGATAAAAACCCCAGATACTTTTAATGAAAGGTACGAACTTACCAAAGAAGTTTTGGCTAAACAACGCGCCAGTCAAAAAGCTGAAATAGATTAAACAGGAAATGACCTATGTATGCGCTGGCTTGTACTTATATTGGGGCTTGTAATTCCACAGGCTCCAGTCAAATATATATGTGTGAAGTGGTATTGGACGGGCGACGTATTTGAACGTAAGGTTTATTGCTTAAAGTGGGAGAAGGTGGACAAGTGAATGCTCGATCCGATTTCTATCACGGTGGCGATAGCTACGGCTCAGGCCGTAGTGAATCAGATCAAGAAAGCAGTTGCGCTAGGCAAGGATGTAAAGTCTTTGTATGGTCAGTTCAGCAGCTTTTACTCGGCGGCAGATCAGGTTCACGCAGCCTCCGTCAAGGCACGAGTAGCGAGTATTCAGAAAAGCGATTCTCAAATAAATGCAGAAGCCTTGAAGATAGCGTTAGCGTCTAAGGCACTAAGAGATGATGAGCGGTACATAAAAGACTTGCTGTTTATGACCGGCAATGCGCCAGTCTGGGAAGAAATGATGGCAGAGCGAGTGCGTATGCACAAGGAACGCTCTGATATGGAAAGGGTAATGGCAGAGCAAAAGCAAAAGGACAAAGAAGCTGCGGGTGCGGCCTTGATGAACTTCTTGTTGTTTATTGCAGCCATTGCGATGATTGTGCCTATTGGGGGCTTGGCTTGGGAATTCTTGATTAAGAGGGGTTGATGTGAACAGCACCATTAAGACAAAACTTACGTTTGCCGTGACCCTTATGGTCAGTTTCACCCTGTGCGTGGTCATCATTGGTATGGTGGCGGTGCTGATGGCGGGATTGTTTGACCCGCTTGTGGACAATCAAGAAATCTTTAAACTCATATCCCCCGCATTCCAAACCATTGTCGGTGGCTTTATCGGCCTGCTGGCTGGTGTAAAACTTTCTCATGACGAGGGCGATGCTCCTCACTGCAAAAAGGACTGATATGTTTGATTTACTTGGTGGCGGTATCCTTGGCTCCCTGCTTGGGGGTGTATTCCGTTTGGCTCCTGAAGTTCTCAAATGGATGGACAAAAAGAATGAGCGGGGACATGAGCTGTTAATGTTCAGCCAACAGTGCCAGTTGGAGCAGTTGCGCGGTCAGCAAAAGCTGGCTGAGATTGGAGCGCAGCGCGAGGCAACCGTAGACGCTGGGGTTATGGATGCGTTTAACAGCGCCGTTGAACAGCAGACAGAGATGGTCAAAGCTGCTGGTGGTTGGGCTGCAAGCCTGTCTGCCTCGGTACGTCCGGTAGCAACCTACTGGATTTTGTTCCTGTGGAGCTTTGCCCATGTTTGGTTTGCTTGGACTGCATGGGCGGCTGGTGCGCCTCCAGAGGCAGTGTTTAAACTCATCATGTCAGCCGACTTTGCGGCGTTAGTGTCTGGCACGCTAAATTACTGGTTCCTCGATAGAACTTTGGCGAAACGTGGGCTATGAAGCTAGACATCGCCGCAGCACTGTGTAAACAGTTTGAAGGGTTTAGGGGTAAACCCTACCTCTGCCCGGCGGGTGTTGCTACGATTGGTTACGGCAGCACTTATTACGCTGACGGGCGTAAAGTAACGTTGACAGATGCGCCCATGTCTGAGCCTGATGCAACCATGTTGCTGCTGCAAGAACTTCACCACACCTACTTACCGGCTGTATTGCGTCAATGCCCGGTCTTATTGACCGACGAGAAAAAGTGCAACGCCATCGTGGACTTCGCCTACAATTTAGGCACGGGACGTTTACAGACCAGCACTCTCAAGCGCAGGATAAATGCGCAGGATTGGGAAGGTGCAAAAGAGCAGCTTATGCTCTGGACAAAAGGTGGTGGACGAGTCTTGCCGGGGTTGGTTAAGCGCAGAACTGCGGAATGTCGATTACTGGATTAACGTATGCCTTTAAAGAAACTGATGCTCAAGCCGGGGGTTAACCGGGAAAACACTCGGTATACCAACGAAGGCGGCTGGTATGAGTCCGACAAGGTACGTTTTCGCCAAGGCACACCAGAGAAGATTGGCGGCTGGCTGCGCATCTCCCAGAATACCTTTTTAGGTGTCTGCCGCTCCCTGTGGAACTGGGTAACCATAGCTGGTCAAAACTTACTGGGTGTTGGTACAAGCTCCAAGTTCTACATTGAAAACGGCGGGGCGTATTACGATGTAACACCAATTAGAGCGTCGGATACCCTAACTAACCCCTTTACCACCAACACAGCAACAAACTCTGGTGGGTATACCACGGTAGTAGTAACAGCAACTCCGGGGTTTGCTAACGGGGATTACGTGACGTTTTATGGCGCGTCCGCTGTGGGTGGCGTGACAGTGTCGGGTGAGTACCAACTTACCTTCATATCCTCTACGACATACTCTATTTCGGTTGCAGGAACCGCATCCTCCTCGACCACAGGCGGCGGCACGGTTTACGCTGTTTACCAAGTTACCGCTGGCTCTAGTACATATGTCCCAACTGAGGGCTGGGGCGCAGGCGCTTGGAATGCTGGAACATGGGGTAACGGTGGGCCGGTAACAATATCAGCCACGGGTTTGCGCATCTGGAACCAATTGAACTGGGGCCAGAATCTAGTCTACGGCCCTCGTGGATTTCCTTTGTATTACTGGGATGCAACTTTTGGTCTTACCGGAACAACAGTTACTATATCCAACGCTTTTCCTTGCATTGTTTCATGCAGTTTAGGGCTTGCAGATTTAACACCCATTACGTTTACTACTACTGGCGCATTGCCAACGGGGTTAACTCCGGGAACCACTTACTACGTAAGGTACTTATCTTCTAGTACGTTTAATTTGTCCCTTACTACAACTGGGGCGCTCATTAATACTTCTTCTGCGGGATCAGGCACACAAGCTATTTCTTCTAGGGGTGCGCTGCTATCCACTTTACCCGGTGCAGATGGATATACCCCGTTGTACCAAAACACATTTACCATTTCTGATGCCAGCCGGTTCCTTATTGTTTTTGGCACAAACGACTACGGCAGCACAACACTTGACCCCATGCTTATCCGCTGGTCGGATCAGGAGTCTTTGACCACATGGTATCCAGCAATTACCAACCAGGCAGGTAGTGTGCGCTTGTCGCACGGCTCGGAAATTATCACTACGCTACAAAGCCGCCAAGAGATTGTGGTGTGGACAGACTCGTCTTTGTATTCTTTGCAATACCTTGGCCCTCCCTATGTCTGGGGTACACAACTACTTGCAGATAACGTTTCCATCATTGGCCCTAATGCGGCGGTAATGGCTTCTGGTATTAGCTACTGGATGGGAGTTGATAAGTTTTACAAATACGATGGACGGGTGCAAACTTTGCGTTGTGACTTGCGCCAGTACATTTACAACGACATAAACCTGACCCAATCTGAACAAGTCTTTGGCAGCACCAATGAAGGATTTAACGAGGTCTGGTGGTTCTATTGTTCGTCAGGCAGTAATACGGTAGATAAGTACGTCATATATAACTACCTTGAAGATAATTGGTACTACGGCTCAATGGCTCGTACCGCATGGCTGGATACTGGCCTACGCAATTTCCCTCTTGCAGCCACCTACAGCTATAACATTGTTGAACATGAAAATGGGGTAGATGATGGAATCACAATCCCCGCTACTGCTATCAGCGCATCCATAACATCATCTCAATACGATATTGAGGATGGGCATAACTTTGCGTTTGTGTACCGCATGATTCCTGACTTGACGTTCCGTGGGTCTACGTCTGGCACAACCCCGCAGGTCACCATGTACCTACAGGGTTTAAATAACTCAGGCTCTGGGGTTACGCAGTCAGGCAATGCCAACGTGGTGAACACAGGGGCCATCACCTCTACCGTCAACGTGGATCAATTCACTGGGCAGGTCTATATCCGGGTTCGTGGTCGCCAGATGCAGATGCAAATCACCTCCAACACCCTTGGTACACAGTGGCAACTTGGCGCTCCTAGAATAGATTTGCGTCCTGATGGACGTAGGTGACCTATGGCACAAAAGAACGTAGTCGCCCCAAAAATGCCTGCGGCAATAGGCGACACATACGACCCTGCGCTTATAAACCAACTAACCAACATATTGCGGCTGTACTTTAACCAGCTAGATAACGCGGGGCCAATGGTGGCTAGTACGCAGCGCAACGGTACAGATATCGTGGCAGGGTTAAGTTTTTTCCCTACGGGAACTTCGACAACACCAAGCCTCCCAACCCAAGCAGATTTAGCCAATTTGAGG